AATGCAATCTTTTGATTAGAGGTTAATGGTTCTAATTTAGCTAGGTGTTCTAAACGTAGTTTACTTGGCTTCTTATTCATTTTGTATTAATGTTATCCCTTAAAGACGGCGGCATGCCTTTTTTAATCCGATCCTGTACTTCTTTCCAGCCGTTACCAGCCTTCTTTAATACCGATCCCCCAGTTTCTCCAATAATCATTGGAGTTCCTATCACTTGTTGAATGTTCTTATCTTTAACGTGTTCTTCCATGTCTGCAATAGACATCATCTTGGTATAAACTTCACCCGATGTTAAATCTTTAAAATCGTACATTGGCATTAGAACCACTCCGGTATTGGACGGCCTGTCCACTTCATTGCGAAATTGGCCTTTTTAGTTTTGTAATAAGCCCTGTAAGATTTTACTGCATCTTCAAACATACATTCAGGATTAGCTTTCATTGCTAATTTGAATGGTGTTTTATACCCTGCATACGGTAAATTCTTAGGCTTGTTATAAAGTATTTCTCTTAACTTAGTGTCAGTGGAATGTACCTTATTGTACCTATATGTATACTCGTCGCAAAGAGCTATAAAATGGCGGTAGTGCCAATCATAATTCCTTGAGTTTTCGCGTGTCCATACAGTTGATGGATGATTGAAATGACATGCTTTATATAAGATGTTTTCACGATGGTCATCCAACTTAAAGTATTGGATCATTGAACCTGACTTAGATGGTCTACGTTCCATGCTACCATCAATCATACGATGTACAGTGGATAGCATTTGAGCAGACTCCACAATCATTTTGACTACATGTTTGTCACATTGCAGCTGAGCTGCTATCACAGGATCATTATCTAAAACAAATATATTCATATAGTTCTCTATCAATTTAATATAGTCTATTATAACACACTTTTAACCAAATGTAAACCCTTTTGTTCAAAAGAATTCAAACAAAAGGGTCTATTTGCTACTTGGTTATTGCCTCCATATCATTAAGGTAATGGTCTAGGTATGCGATCTTTTTACTCATCTTATACGCTAGGACATCCTTACCTTTTTTTAATAATTTCCTTTGATAGTATATTGCCTCATTTTTATCTTTTTTGAGACGTTCAATTTGAATATAACTCATAAGCAACACTCCGGTTAGTTAATTGAATAGACCATCATGATATAGATTTAGTGTGTAATAATTTCTCCTATGATTTTATTAGGCCTGGAAATGCTTCTTTTAATAACGCTTTTGTAATATATTTGAGATTGATATTTTTATCTTTAGCGTCGCAGAAAAGTTGTGCGTCTTCGGCATGGATTTTCTCTAAGAGATCAATAAAGATTTGCTCTCTTTTGAATTGATTTAGAGTTGGCGTCACCGCGGCCATAAAATACCTAAAGGTAGGATACTCAAACCTGAGCTCTTGGGGCCTATATTTAGTCGCTTCGTCTATCTCAAATTTCTTAAAAGGTGGTTCTCCTTCTGGGAGAGCTAGAGATATAGAATTATCGAATGCAATTCTAATAATATCCCTTAGGGCTGTGCAATCTTGTTCTTGAAGATATGCTATCTTCTTAGCACGGCCACCTTTCATCTTGTTAGCTGTTGTTAATATTTCTGATATTAATGGTTTAACCATTATAAAATTCCTCCACACATTCAATCAATAAACTGCATCGTTTCTTAATTAAGTAATTTAAAACCTTCATTTTCATGACGGGCTTTTGGTTGTTAAAATTATTTATAATCTTTTCTTGGATGTTCGCAGGAATTTCTAATAGATCTATTAAAGTTTTATTCCTTTGGAAATTACGATATTCATCATGAGTCATAATTTCTTTAAGATTATCTATATTGTCAGCCCAATGCTCTATCTTCTTCATAGTCATTGGAGTTTGTCTAATGCTATCCATGATAGCGTTATCAGGAGATAATACATTAGGAATGCCATCACCCTTATCACCTTTACAAATATGCTCAAAGGTATATTTACGTGGGTTAGGATCAGAAACAAACTTCTTTTGAATGGGAGAATACTGCTTTACATTCTTATAACGATGTAATTGAATAAAGTCTTTATCAGAAGAGATAATCATAACTGGTTCATGTTGACCGAACTCTTGAGTTTGCTGAGCCAATACACCAATAGCGTCATCAGCTTCGCAACCATCTAAGTGGACTACTTTATATGGGAAGTTTTCTTTTAACTCTTCACGTACCAAGTTTAGAATTCTAAAGATTTCTCCCCAGTCCTGAGTAGACTCAGCTCTATTCTTTTTACGCATTCCCTTATACATAGGGAAATACTCCTTACGCCAGTAACCTGCACCATCAGCGCAGATAACCATTTGGCCATATTCTTTACGATACTTCTTATTGTACATACGTATACTGTTTAGTATCATATGTCGTATCATGTCTTCATCATTAAGTTTTTGCACTATAATGTTGCTTAGTGCTATTTGGCTATAATCAAGTAATATCATTGTTTTGCTCTTGTTCTTCCATCAATTTATCAAAAAGTACTTCCAAATCTGGTTGTAAGAAATGTGAAATACCACCATACCGCATGAACATAGAAGCTATTAGATTGACTACAACAAAAGCATCCTTTGCTTCCATGTATTCTAAATTCCTAAAATCTATCCCTTGAAATTCATCAAGATCAAGATCATCTAATAGATCCTCAATGATACCCAATGCTGTCTGGGCTAGCTCTTCGCTATTCTCTGCCACGCCTATGAAATATTCTTCAGCTTCTTCTTCTTCAGCCGAAAGCTGCTGCTTTCTACGGTCGATTGGAAATTGAATAATATTGTTTTTCATAAGTATATATTATAACACAGTTTTAGGTGTTTGTAAAGGTTTATTTTCCTCGCATAGGCCTTTTACTGCATTACCCCCAAGTTTAATTTGAATGATACCATTATAGTAATCATCGGTTAATAGAACCCCACGATCAAACTGTTCTTTAGCTTCCATATAAGCACATTCTCCCTTGGTATTACAAAGGTGCAGTATTTCTCTATGGAATAGGTCAGGTCCGCTCTGATCATACTCTTCTCTCAAATGCTTATTAGATCCATAATAATCTCTCCAATCTGATTCAACTAGAGTTCTTTTCCTTCTTTTCCTTTTCTTGGTTATCGGCAATGTTTTTTGACTCCAGAAGAATTTTTTCCCAACGTACTTCCGGGCTGTTGCTCGATTTGTTATCATGTATACCATTCCATATACGTCTTCGGGACTGAAGTCTTCTGGAGGTTGCCATTCTATTCCTTTGTAATGCCATGTCATATTACTCGCTAAAGTCTAGGGGTTCTAGATCTTGATCCTGTTCTTCGCCACAATGAGGACAAAATAGAATTATCTCTTCCTCGTTATGGCCTATGATAGTTCTATTATAACAGCTTTGACACTCAACTACAGTTCTTATCATGCGATGTCCTTAAATTGATCCCAACCGCCAATGGATATACCATCAACTTTAATTTGCGGGAATGTTCGTGCAGTAGGGAATTGTTCTATTAATTTTTCTCTGTCAAAATCTATGTTGAGCTTGAAAACTTTATATGTTGCTATTCCGTATTGCTTCATGTTCTCTGCCTTTTGTATAGCGTATTGACAAAATGGGCAGTTATCCTTACTATAAATTTCTATTGCTTTCATTAGCTCTCCTAAATTAGAAAATCGATTGTTCGTGCGCTTGTATAAACTTTGGAGAAACCATCTTGCTGGTATGTAACGGTTTCATATATATCCCTTACCATTCTAACTTTTCCGTTATCTTCTACCACAGTAGAAGGAACCCATTTTTCTGTGGTAGAAGTCATCGTAGCGCCATTAGTCTTATTTACATTAGTAATTTGTGGCGATGAATTTATAATCAAACTCATAGTATCCAACATACTCCATAACCTAACATAAACACAGCAATGTATTGTAGTAGTGTAATCACCTTTGTTCCACAAAAATACTTACTCATAAACTTAATCCAATCATTGTGTCTTCATTAACATCTTGCTTTACACCACCAACAACATAAGAACTAATCTCTGTTTCTTGAGGTGCTACTTGAACATTGCCACCCCCAATCCATTTCTCTGTCCATGGTAATGGATTAGCCTGTGATACGGTGTAAGGACAATGTAGGCCTAAAGCTCTCATTCTTTTACATCCTATCCATTCTATATATTGTGCCAGAATAGCTTCATTTAGACCAATCATTGATCCATCCTTAAATAGATACTTAGCCCAAGCTTTTTCTTGTTCAATGACACTAATGAATAGATCTATTGTTTCTTGTTCCATCTCTTTAGAGATTTTAACAAAATCTGAATCTTCTTTCAATAGGTTTTTAATCATCACTGAAGTAGAAGCTAAGTGTGTATTCTCATCCCTAGCAATAAATTTGATAATCTTAGCGTTGCCTTCCATTTTCTTTAACTCAGCAAATGCCCATGAACATGCAAAGGATACATAGAACCTAATACCTTCTAATGCATTTGCTGCTATCAGCGCCATCCATAACGCTCGCTTATGATCCATAAGGCTTGTTTGAGTATGGTTTTGATCTATTAGATCTTCGTAGTATTTAGATATATCTTGTCCGCATTCAGTAATTTCTTTTGTATCAAGAATTGAATCAAATACTACAGATGGGTTAGGGTAAATATTACGAATAATATGTGTATAACTTCTACTATGGATTGTCTCAAAGAATGACCATGTTTCAATCCAAGTCTCTACCTCAGGTAATGATGCTATAGGCAGAAACGCTAGGTTAGGTGCCCGACCTTGTACACTATCTAATACAATTTGTCTCTTTAAATTGCTAGTAAAAATGTGCTGTTCAAAATCTGTTAGGTTATAGAAATCTTTCTTATCCTTAGAAATATCAACCTCTTCAGGTCTCCAAAAGAATCCTAATTGTTTTTCAGTAATCTTATCAATTGCTGGATATTTTAAAATATCAAATCTTTGTATATCTACTGCTTCATCTAAAAACATATTTTTTTCAGTATGAAGCTTTTTATTTTTTGTCAGTATCATCAAGTAGTTCCTTATCAGTTAAATTTTACAACTTTCGCAATCATCTTCATCTATAACTATTGGCTCGCCATCGTATGCATGATGCGTTTCGTTATCGGTGATTTCCCCAGCGCCATCGTACGTATTAAAGTAGTATAATTGCTTTAGACCAAATTTGTATGCCGTTACTAGATCTGTAATCATCGTAGACATAGGTATCTTATTGTCTTCGAAGTGTTCAGGATTATAAGAGGTATTAACACTAATCCCTTGATCTATGTATTTTTGAAGTATAGCACAGATCTTAAGATAACCATCAGGAGACTTTTGATCCCATAATAAGTCATACTTATTTTTAAGATGGTGGTAACCAGGAACTACCTGGGCCATGACTCCATCCTTACTCTGTTTATAACTAACTAATGCACGTGGTGGTTCAATACCATTAGTACTATTAGAAATTTGAGCGCTGGTTTCGGCTGGCATAAGTGCCATTAGAGTAGAATTTCTGGTCCCCGTTTCTTTGAGTTGATTTCTCAATTCGTTCCACGGCATACGCTCTCTATGCTCTATTAAATTATCTACCGCTCGTTTATATGTATCAATTGGAAGAACTCCAGAAGCATATTTTGTGTGATTTTTTAAAGGTATTTCACCTTTTTCACTAGCTAAATTAGCAGAAGCTTTAATTAAGTAATAAGACCATGCCTCTGCATATTCATCGACAACTTCATGCGCTTCGCTATCATACTTAAGGCCACGTTTTGCTAGGAAGTATGCTAGGTTGATAATACCAATACCAAGAGGTCTACGATTCATAGTTCCCTTTTCAGCTGCTAACACTGGATATGATTGATAATCAAGAAGCTCATCCAAAGCTCTAACGCTTAGATCACAGTATTTTTCAAACTCATTAGGGTGGTTAATAAGACCCCAATTGATCGCAGATAGAGTACACAAAGATATTTCACCTTCATCTGGATTAGATGATAGTGGACTTGTTGGCAAATCAATTTCGCAACACAGGTTGCTCATACGAATAGGAGCTTTTGATTCAACAAATGCACCATGCTCGTTAGCATGATCTACATTCATTACATAGATCCTACCTGTATCTTTTCTTTCTTGCAGCAATTGCTGGAATACTTCCAATGCTGATAAAGTCTTCTTACGAACCGACCGCATCTTTTCATACTTCTCATATAACTCTTTAAACTTATCTTGATCAGCAAAGAATGCATCGTACAATCCAGGAACATCATTTGGATCAAAGAAGGTTATATTACCGCCACTAAGTAATCTCTCATACATCAACTTGTTTAATTGGAATGCATAATCCATGTGTCTAACACGATTTTCTTCAGTACCTTTATTGTTCTTTAGCACAATTAGATCTTCAAATTCATAATGCCAGACTGGTAGATATACCGTGGCTGCTCCTCCGCGAACACCACCTTGGCTACAAGATTTAACTGCAGCTTGGAAGTATTTGAGGAATGGAATTAAACCTGTATGGACTACAGAGCCATCACCAACTTTTGAACCTTCGGCGCGAATAGAACCAGCGCCAATACCAATGCCAGCTTTCTTACTAATGTACTTTACAATACTGGTGGCAGTAGCATTAATGCTATCGAGACTATCACCAGATTCGATAAGCACACAGCTTGAAAACTGACGGGTCGGCGTCCGTACACCAGCCATAATCGGCGTAGGGAGCGAGATATAGAACTGAGATATTGCATCGTAATAATCCTTAACGTATTTTAATCGGGTTTCTTGGGGGTAGTTACTAAACAGTGTTGCTGATATCATCATGTATAATACTTGAGGAGTTTCATAATGCTGTTTAGTTCTTCTATCTTGTACTAAATACTTTCCTCTGAATTGTTCCATACCAGCATAAGTAAAGGTATCATCCCTCTCATGTTTAATGTACGCACTCAGTTCTTCAAGCTCTTCTCTAGTATATAATGTCATGATAGCGCCATCGTATACTCCACGATCTACGTTATCAATAACAATTTCAACAAGAGGCTTAGGCGTAAAATCACCATAGACTTCTTTACGAAGCTTATATGATATTAACCTAGCAGCAACTCCTTGGTAGTTAGGTGTGTTCTCAGAAATAAGTTCAGCCGCACTCTTAATCAGCAACTCATGAATATCATAAGCTGGAATTTTATCGTACAATTGAATATTTGCTTTGAGTTCTATTTCAGAAATAGATACACCAGAAATTCCTTCAGTTGCCCATTCTAAAACCTTATGTATTTTTTCAAGATTAAAATCTTGGGCTGTTCCGTCTCGTTTTACAACGTGCATTCGCATAGTGTTTCCATCAGTCATAGTTAGTTATTGTTTAAATAATATATCTATTATATCACAAATTTGGGGAAATGTAAACTCTTTTTTTATTTCTTTTTTGTGGGTTTTTCTAGTTTATCAAGTCGGTCTAATAATGGTTGGTAACCATCAAAGCCATCAAGCCCGCAGGGGAAGTGGGCCTTCTGTTCTAACTCTTGAATTCTCTTAGCCATTAAAGGATATTGCTTAATAAACTTAGCATCCTTCTTAGCTAATTCAAGGTCATACTTTACTGCAACGTATTGCATAAAGGTGTCTACTTTCTTTTGGAACCAGATACCTATTGTAGTACCTTGGAACCAAGCATAAAAAGATGAGCCAATGATAGAGGATAGCACTGATTTTAACGTTAGTATTAATAGCCAATGCATATCATTTTTCTCCAGCAGATAGTTTTCTAATAGCCTCTACATAGTTAGGCATTCCATGGTCTACTACACCATCAAAGAACTTCCAACGTTTCCATGATTGGCCAATACCTTTAAAGAAATCTCTCCAAGTTGGGCCATCAGCTTTATTGCCATCACAATCAAAGTAAATCATTTCACCATGATGCACAAATCCTAACCACGCTGGTGGCATTCTACATACTATATCATTGTTATTCATTATTCGGTAGTGATCACATTTGATATTCTTTATAAAGAGTGGTCCTCCGACTCTTGGTGAGCCAAAGGTGAAGAGTTCTTGAGGGCAATAACGTGTGGCACTAATAGTAGCCATAGCAGCACCCAGACTATGCCCAGTAAAATATACATCTTTGCTCGCCTTTAGTTGACTATTCTTATCTAAGATCTTTACGATTTCCATCCATACATCATCTACTTCTTGTTGGAAACCACCATGGACTTTACCACCGGCAACAGCACTATTCTTAATAACTTTAAGATCAGCTAATACGTCGTTTAATTTAGCAGGTTCTGTGCCTCTAAACGCAAACCAAAGGTTATGACTATCCTTTGCTACTAATACCTCAGCGCCGTCAACACTAATTAAATTAGCATTAGTAAACCCTAGCTTTTTACATGCTTCGCCGGCTGGTTTAGGATCCATATACGCAATGGCTGACAATTGAGCTGCTATATCTGCTCTTTGCCATACTGTCATTGTATCTTTCATTCTACTTGTCGCCATCGGTTTTCTCCACTTTAATTTCAACTGCTGCAGCATCTTCATCATTTATTGTTACATTCCTATAGTACACTATCACTTCGCCCAGCTGATTGATATATCTTTTAATTTCTTGAGTGTTGTAAGACATAAGCTCGTAATCTGCAATTGTCATTGCTACGAATACTACATCACCCCCGTTCATCTTCTTGATATCATCTACGAATCTATCAAAATATGTATATCCTTCTGGATATATATCTTCTCTACCTAATTTACAATTGGACTTTTTAGTTTCAGGATCTTTAAGACATCCTTCGATGATTTTAGCATCTGAAACAACATACCACTTAGGTTCTTTTAACTTTATTGCTCTTGGTAGTACGGGTTGTACTATTTCAATTTGAACAGGTTTACTTATAATCTGAACTTCTCTAGGAGCTTGCTGAAGTAGACTACAACCACTAATCGTT